AACAACGCGAACATGGAGATAAACCGCACCAGCTCGGCAGACTCGCAGAAGTTCCTGCTCGTGCCCTCGACGCTGCTCAACAACTCCTACCCGGTGCCATCGGGCCTCGGCTGGACCGCGACCACGAGCGGCAACCCCTACCGCATAGCGGCGGGGGCGGGCACGACCGCCCTCTACCTCGGGTGGCGCTGCCCCTCGACGTGGGTGCCCGACGGCACGCGCACCTTCGAGCGCAGGGTGCGCAAGCGCTCCATGAGCGCGGCCACCTCGACGTGGGGCGCGTGGGGTCAGTGGGAGCAATGGCAGGACGTCGACCCCCTCATGCGCGGCGAGTGGTGCTACGACCTCAACACGCTCGACCCGTCGTTTGACATGGCCACCACCAAGGCCGTCGAGTTCCAGGTGGAGCTGCGTGCAAAGAACGGCGGCATCCACGGCAAGACGGCCGCGAACACGCTGCGCAACATCGTGAGCCCAACCGCGACGTTCACGAGCGCCGGTGCCAGCGCCGAGGGCCTGCTCGTCGACGTGACGAGCGACTACGCGCCGGCATGGTATGGAATCAAGTCCATCGACATGGGCGGCACCGAGCTGCTCGCCCGCGAGGTCACCGCCGAGCTGCTCGAGGCGGGCCAGTCGCTGCGCATCACCATCCCGTGGTCGCGGCTGCTCAGCCTCGGCATCCCCGACGAGGGCGCAACAGCGACCGCGCACTACACCAAGTCGACCGACCTGTTCACGAACTACGGCGGGGGCCGCACGTTCCCCGCGACGCTCGACCTCGGCCTCGGCGAGGGGCCGGACGTGGAGCCAACCGTCACGCCGGACGATGGCCTCACGCTCGAGGTGACCCACCCGCTGGGCATCCTCGGCGCGTGGACGAGCGACGGCGACGGCGTCTACCCGACCGAGGACGGCTCGCACGTGGTCTACCCGTTCGGCAGGCCGTTCGACCTGCTCGTGGCCGTGGGCGACGGCACCGTCTGGCACCAGTCCATGCCCGCGCAGGCCGTGCGCCCGTGCCATGCGTGGAACTGGGACGGCGGGGCGCTCCTGCTCGAGGTCGCGACCGGGCGCATGGTCACCTCGCGCACCGTCAAGGCCACCGCAGACGTGCTCGAGCTTGACAGCAGGCCGTGGCAGGCGGTCACGTTCGCCGAGACGCTCCAAGGCACGCTCAAGGCGTCAGGTGCGCTCCACGACGGCAGCGCGTCGACCGTGGCCGACGTGATGGCGCTCATGAGGGCGCACCACGCGACCTACCGGGCGCCCTCGGGCGAGGTCATGCACGTGGCCGTCACCGACGCGCAGTACGAGAGCGCGGCGACGTTCACCGACGTCGACGTGAGCATGGTGCAGGAGGCGCGATGATCGATTGGCAGGACCTGACCCGCACGGGCGAGGTCACCGTCACCCAGGTCAACCCCACCGACCTCGACGCCACCATGGGCGAGCTCGAGGGCGTCGACCTCTCCGGCTCGTCCATCAGCTACGGCTACTACGCCGACACCCGCGTAACCGGCAAGCTGCGCGTGGTGGGCGACGGCTGGCAGCGCGGCTCGTGGCTGCGCATCGGCTACCGCATCCCCGCGTGGGAGTGGTCGACGGAATTGGGCACGTTCATCGTGACCAACGATGCCGCCGAGCGGCAGCGCGGCGCGTGGGCCTACGACCTCGACCTCCAGTCGGCGCTCTACGGCCTCTCGACCGACCTGCTCGTGAGGCCGTGGGCGATAGCCCGCAACGCCATGGCACTCGCCGCCATGCGGCAGTGCGTCACCGCAGCCGGCATGACGCTCGTCACAGACGGCGCGAACGACTATAGGCTCAAGTCGGCCAAGGTGGTCGAGACCGGCACGTCCCGCCTGTCGGCGCTCTACGCGCTCACGCAGATGGCCAACGACCGCCTCGACGTCGACGGCCACGGGCGCGTGGTCGTGGAGCGCTACGTGGCGCCATCGGCAAAGGCCCCGGCGCTCACCATCGACCTCGCAGACCCGAGGGGCGTGGCGCAGGACGGAGTCACGCGCACCACCGACTGGCTCCAGATGCCCGACGTGGCCGCGGTGCACTTCACGTACAACGCCAACGGCAAGCAGCGCGAGATTAACGCGAGCGCGACAGTCTCGGCATCGTCCCCGCACGCCCACTCGGCGCGTGGCTACACCGTGACCGACATGCACTCGCTCACCGAGATGAGCCCGGCCACGGCGGCGAGGGCGCAGCAGCTGGCCGCGCAATACCTGGCCAACGACGCCACCGAGCACGTCGAGTGGGGCCTGACCACGACGTTCCTACCCATCAAGGCCGGGGACGTGGTGGAGCTGGTCGTGCCCGACGGCATGGCCGACTACCAGGGGCCGCGCAAGTGCCTGGTCAAGTCGTGCGAGGTCGACCTCGGCACCATGGCCATGCAGCTCACGCTCAAGGAGACGGCATCAGGCGACAGTGAGGAGGACTAGCCATGGACATGTTCGACCTCGCGGGCACGCTCTTCGGCAACCGCGCCAACCCGGTCGCCCAAGGCCCGAGCATCACGGCGACCGGCTCCACGGCATCCGCGGACGGCGTGGCGGGCGTCACGTTCGACGGCGACGTCACGCCCGCCGAGGACGTGGGCGAGGACGTCGACCAGACGGTCATCGACCTGCCGACCAGCCCGGACGTGGCCGAGGGCGACGAGGTCATCGTCACGCTCGTGGGCGACGGGCCGCTCAAGACGCCGATCGTGACCGCAAATCCCGGCAGCGGCGACCGCATGGCCGCGCTCGCCAACTCCGCAAAGACCATCGCCGACGCGGCACAGGCTGTCGCCGAGGCCACCGGCCAGCACTTCTGGCCGGACACCGACGGCGTCCACGTGACCGAGGTCACGCAGGACGAGTGGAACGACAGCACCTCACCCAGCTATCACAGCGGCGCGAACGTCCTGCTCAACTCCCTCGGGCAGTTGTTCCGCACCGGCCTGAACAACCTGCTGGCGCTGCTCCCGACCGGATTCGCCTACTACGACGGGGACGGGAACGCGGACAACAACATCATAGTCAGCTTCCTCACCGAAGCCGAGTCAAGGTTCAACCGCGTCACGAGGATTGCCCTTGGCAGCAGCACCAACTTCCCGTCGATGCTGTTGATAAAGGGCGGGGCTGGAAACTATTTGAACAGAGCCGTTGGCATTCTCATCGGCGACGGCTCCGGAGGCACGTCGGAGCCGATGGCATGCGTCAACGTCGAGATGGACGATGCCGCAGGAAGGTACGACGAGCTTCCGCTTGCGAGAACGTTTATCGTCGCCGACGCGGACGCCATCGTGGTCAACGGAAGCCCGCACTCGATGGACGACGTCATCCTCGCGCTCACCAACGCATCAGCGACGCTCACGCGCGGCAGCGGTGCGTCCTCGTGGAGCAGCGGGCAGGTGCGGCGCAGCGGCAAGGTCGTGGTCGTGACCATCGTCAACATGAAGCTGGCGTCCGCGCTGGCGAGCGGCGCGAACAGCCCGGCCGTGTCCACCATCCCGGCCGGCTACCGCCCGAACGTCTTGCAGCGCGTCCCGGTCGCGCTAAGCGGCGCGGGGAACTACGCCAACTGCTGGGGCGTCGTGGGTACTGGCGGCAGCATCCAAATCCACAACGGCAGCGGGCTGTCCATCCCGACCACGATGGAAATCTCGATGAACTGCGCGTACATCATCGACTAGGGAGAGCCATGAACTACATCTGCATAGAGTTGAAAACGAATGACCAAGGCGGAACCGCAGCCGATGTGCTCTACACGGGCAGCGACCGCAACTACGCCGAGAGCGTCTATCACAAGACGCTGGCGACGGCGGCGACCAGCGGCAGGCCGTGCCACGCGGCGGTGCTGCTCCAGAGCGACGGGCTCGTTCTCGACACCTACGCCTACGCCAAGGAGGCCGCGGATGCCTGACGAGCCGTACACGCAGGCGGACCACGACGAGGCAGCGGCCATAGGCGGCTGCGTGCTGCTGGTCGTGACCATCGCGCTCGTGGTGGGCGCGTGCATCGTGATCGCAATCTAGGGAGATGACCTTGAACATCATGGAGCCATTCATCGAGCCACTGCGCTCGACGTCAGCGCAGACCCTCATCGTGGCGCTGCTCTTCCTGTCCCTGCTCGACGTCCTCATGGGCAGCGCCAACGCCATGTTCGTCCAGCACGACTTCTCGTCCCACGTCTTCAGGGAGGGCCTCATCCGCAAGCTCTCCAACCTGGGCCTGATGTGCGTGGCCGACATCATCGACGCGATGCTGCTCTCGGGCATCGACCTCGGGTACCAGCCCATCTTCCTAGCAGTGGGCGTGAGCCTCGCGCTCATGGAGGTCTGGTCGCTGCTGGAAATCTACGCCGAGATGCACCCCGAGATAAGCGAGGCCGACTGGTACAAGATGCTTCTGCGCTCGAAGGAGGGCATTCATGCTCAGTAGGGCAGACGCAGCAGCCGAGGTCATGGAGCACCTCATCAACCACGCGGCGCATGGCTACTCGCAGGACAACCGCGAGGGCGACGGCACGCGAGAGGCCGTGCGCCTGAGTGACGGCGAGGTGGTCTGGGTGGCAGGCGGCGACCGCGACTGCTCGAGCGCGGTCTGCGATTGCTACGAGGCCGTGGGCGTCATCCCCGTGGGGACGTACATGTGGACGGGCAACGAGCGCTCCATCCTCAAGGCCGCAGGCTTCGTGCAGGTGAACCTGAGCCACCTGCGCCGAGGTGACGTGCTGTGGAAGCAGGGCCACACCGAGATGTACCTCGGCGCCGGCGAGCAAGGTGGAGCCCGAATCGACGAGGCGGGCGGCATCCACGGCCACACGCAGGGCGACCAGACGGGCAACGAGATTGGCCGCTCGGCCTTCGACCAAGACTATTGGCACTGGCAGTCGGCATGGCGCTACTTCGGCGCGGAGCGCGAGCTGCTCGAGGTCGACGGGTGGCTTGGCGAGCTCTCGGTGACCGAGTGGCAGCGGCAGCTCGGCACGCCGGCAGACAGCATGGTCTCGGGCCAGCCCCTCGAGCTTGCCGAGTGGTGGCCCCGGCTCGCATCCGTCGAGTTTGGCCATGGTGGCTCGACTCTCGTGCGTGCCATCCAGCGCAAGGTGTCGGCTCCCGTCGACGGCTACCTCGGCCCAAAGACGGTCAAGGCGCTACAGCTTTGGCTGGCGAGGGCAGGGTACTTTGTCGGCGAGGTCGACGGCATCCTGGGACCGCAGACCGCCAAGGCCGTCCAGCGCAGCCTCAACGACAGGGCATGGTCATGAGGCGCTCGCACCTGGTCGACGAGGACGAGCGTGCCGAGCGCACCACGCGGGTGGTGGCCGTGCTCGTGGGGCTCGACGCCCTGCTGCTCGTCATGATCGGCTTCGTCATCGGTCGCTGCTCCATGCTCCTTTAGGCGTCTCGCGTGGCGGCGCACCCCCAACTGCGGCCTTCCTCCTTTCGACGCATCCCTGACACCAACCGCCACGCTGATGCATTGGGCCTCTCCCCTCGGGGAGGGGCCCTTTTTGCGTTCGAAATAGGTACGTTTTGCGGAATGCCTACGCCGCCATATGCTCCTGAAGCATGAGCAGCCCACCGTGGACGGCCCACATCGTGCGGTTAGAGCCGGGCATGTCGACGGGGAGCCATGCATACTCGGCGCTAACCCATCCTGAACTGGCGTTCTCTAGGGTTAGCGCCTTTGCTTTCTCCAGTATCGGCAGGGTCACAATCACAATCCCTTCATCGCGGTCGACCACGACCTCGCGCACGGCATGCGCCAGAATCTCGCCCGCGTCGACGTGCTCGGCGATGCGCGTGAGCACGCCCCGCACCTCGTCGGCGGTGACAAGGCCGCCCTCTGAGGCCACTAGGACGGCCTCTGCTGCCCGCTTGCGCTCCTTAAGGGCATCCAGTCGCGCGCGCACCGTCTCGTGGCTCACGCCCAGCGAGAGCGCGTCCATGGCCGCCTCCTCGCCGCGCCTGACCTCCTCGAGCGTGCGCCTTGCGCGCTCGACCTCGGGGGCGTGGCTGCGCTCGTCCTGCCCCTCGAGCACGAGCCCC